ATCAGGCTCAACGCTACCATCAAATAGGATGGCTGAGTACAATATGTATTTAGATGCGTATAAGTTGGGCTTGGTAGATGATGTCGAGGTTTTAAAGAAAACAGAAATCTACGACAAAGAAGGAGTATTGCAACGTAAAGGTGCTATGCAACAAATGCAAGGCTACATTAAACAATTAGAATCTGAGGTTAAAAAACTAAGTGGTGATTTACAAACTTCTGAGCGTGAAATGATTAACGCTAGGAAGCAAACCATCACTCAGAAATTCAAGACTAATCTTGATACAGCCCTTAATCAAATTAAGGACAAAGAAAGAAAGAATCTCAATAAGATGGAAAATGTAATTGATAAAGCAGATTTACAATCCAGATATGGAAGCAATGCCAATGAAGGCACGGATACAGAAGAAGGCGTTGAAGGTTAACATTAATTAGAGTCAAGTCTTGTATGGGAATATCGAAAGGTAAAGTCCAAATAAAAACAAGAAGATTCAGAAAGGAAACATGGAAAGCCAAACAACAACAGAGCAAATAGGTAAAACTTACGAGGATAAACTAGCTGATGACCGAAAAGGTCTGGACATAACAATGCCAGATGTAGAGGTAGTTAGTAATGAGGTTCCAGTTGATGAAAACATGGAAGCTCAAGGCGAAGGAACTACTAGAGTTCCTAGCGAAATTACAGCAGAAGGCAATGAAGAGCAGATTGATTATGCTACTGATTGGGAAAGTGAAACTAGAAAATTCCAATCTATGTATGATAGACAAAAATCTGATTATGATTCATTGCAAAAGCAAGTTAGTTCATTGGAACCGTTACAAAAGTTACAATCTGTTTTAGAATCAAGACCTGACGTAGTTCAGGCGATTCAAGAGAAATTGGAAGGTAAGCCTGCTCAACAAAACAATGAGAGTTCATTAGCACCAGAAGGTATTGATGAAGCCTCTTTTGACCCTTGGGAAGCCTATTACAAGCCTGAATCAGCATCGTATAAGTTACGAGTTGGTCAGGAAAAAGCTTTGGTTCAGGAAGCTGTTTCAGAACAGATGTCTGGAATCCAAAGTCAGGTTGCTATGCAAAATCTGAAAAATGAATTAAGACAAAATTATGGTATTACAGATGATAGAGAAATGGAAGACTTTATTCAGTTTGCTACAAATCCAAGAGAACATCTACCTGTTGACTTTTTGATTAATGTATATAGACAGTATAAAAATAAAGATAACCCACAACCTATAGATTCTGAAAATTTAGAAGCTGTAAAAAATGTCCAATCAATGCCCAAGTCTGCTGGAGTTCTCCAAGGAGGAGACCCACAGAAGAAAAGTGAACTAGATGTTTCTTGGGATAGGATTTTACAAGCAGGCAACGCTGGAAGATTACTCTAAAATAAAATAACGGAGAAATAAAATGTCTGTTACACAAGGAATAAAACTATCTAGCAATATTACAGCTGCGGCTGGTAGTGCTGGTATAGGACAAGCTCCAGATAGAAGACGGTTATACGATTTTAGTGATAGAGTTGCTGAGTTAGCTCCCGAAGAATCACCTTTTTTCGTATACCTCTCTCAAGTTGCTAAGTCACCAACGGATGACTCGGTATTTCGCTATCTAGAGAATAGGTCAAAAATAAATATGACAACAAGAAACTTCTTGTTGGCTGCTGATGTCAATGGCGGTTCAGCTGTTGCTGCAAGTAGTGCTTACACTTTTACAGTAGATGCTGATACAGCTACTGGTGGAGTTGGCTCTGGCGGAGCTTCAGTTGACTTTTTAATTAAAGGAATGGTATTTGTTGTTAATACAACTACTGGCGCTGAAACTTCAGGGTATGCTCAAACAATGGTAAGAGTAGAAAGTGCACCTATTGACAATGGAACATCAACTACTTTTACTGGTAGAGTTATTGACGTATCAAATGCAAACGTTTCTGGTTATAATGTTATTTCCGATAATGACGTATGTCAAGTTATTGGTACTGCATTTGCAGAAGGAACTGCTTCACCAGATACATTCTCAACCGAAATTGAAGATGACTTTGGATTTACTCAAATCTTTAAAACATCTTGCGAACTATCAAACACAGCTATTGCAACACGTTATCGTGGATATGCAAATGAGTTTGAAAGAATTTGGGCAACCAAACTTCGTGAGCATAAAATAGATATTGAGCGTGCTATGTTATTTGGACAAAAAGCTCGTAGTGCTGGAGTCCAATATACTGAAGGTCTAGTTGGTCACATTGTAAAAAACTCTAATCCAACAACTGATAATAGTACTTTTTCATACTCATCTGGAACGCCTTACTATCGTAGTGTAGCTCAATCTGAGTTAACATATGATAGATTGCTTTCTGACTTAGAAGTTATATTTGACCCAGCTCGTGGTGGTTCATCTGATAGATTAGTTCTAGCTTCATTACCTGTAATTACCTTCTTTAACAAGTTGGGTGATGGTGCATTTATGGATGCATCTATGGGTTCTGCTGCTAATATGCCTGGTCGTTATAACTTTGAAGAAAGACAAGGTGCTTTTGGTCATAAGATTATGACTATTGATACTGTTCATGGAACAATGCACTTAGTTAAAGAACCATTATTTAGAGGCTTAGCTTCTGGATTTATGTTAATGGCTGATATGAGCAAACTTATGTATCGCCCACTAGTTGGAAACGGTCTAAATAGAGATACTCATATCATCACTAACGTACAGAATTCAGACGAAGACTTACGTAAAGATATGGTTATAACCGAAGCTGGTCTTGAAGTAACACTTCCTGAGTGTCATGCACTCTACGAAGTAGAATCAGCTTAAGGAGGTTTGGTATGTATAGTAATTATCTAAACTCAAATAGTGGTGTAGCTGGTCATGCTTTAAAAATTGTTAAAGTAACTGCTAGCACTACATTAACCGCAAAGCAAAGTGGTTCAATAGTACTCGTAAATCCAACAGCTACAACAGAAATTGACCTTCCAAGTCTTTCTGATGCTGGCTCTGGTTGGTATTGTAAGATTGTTTTAACAGAAGATACTGATGGTTCAGATACAGGAATGGGTCAAAAAGTCAACATTGACTTTGGCTCAGGAAATGATGTCGTTGGTCTTATAGGTGATACTGGAGACGGTGCTGATGGAGATATGGCTGTTAATAACGATGACTTTATTGCTTGTTCTGCAAGCGCAAGTCCTGGAGATATGTTTGATATCTTTACAGATGGCGAAAGATGGTACGTTCACGGAATGGCTAAAGACGCATCTGAAGTACCTTTTGCTACTGCAGCTGGTTAATAAATCCGAATAAATAAGGATTGACAGTTTTGGATACTGTGGGGCTATTCGTAAAAAGGTTTAGCCCCAAACATCCTTAATTAAAGATTTTATAAATTAAAGAAGAAAGTTTTAAAATGAAAAGTAAATATCAAAACGACCAAAAATCAAACTTTGGAAATGAACACTCATTGTTTGCAGTTGAGGCTCTTACGGTTGCTATTGAATTAACTGCTGAAGATAGTGGTAAGTTTTATACTATTGACTCTACAGCTGGAGCATATGAGATTACACTTCCATCTCCAACTCAAGGAATAAGATATGACTTTGTTGTAAGTGAAGATACTCCAACTGGAGCAGTTACAATTAAAGCTACTGGAGCATTAATATATGGTAGAGTTTTAGAAGGAGAAGTTGATACATCTAATGATGCACCTGGTTCTTCTGGCGCTACTGGACAAACTAATTTTATTGTAGGTACAGCCGCTAACAGAGGAGACTCTTTTAGATTGGTTTGTGATGGTACTTACTGGTACGCTCAAGGCGTTTCTGCTCTTGACGGTAGCTTCACTGTATCTTAATAGGAGTTAATTATGGCTGTTTATGACAATGTAAAAGTAAAAGTTTTTATACATGACGCTACTCCTAATATAGAAACTGCTGCGGTTGGAACAATGGCAAGAGACTTAAAAGACCATATTGATACTTTAGACTCTACTAATAATAAAGTTTTATCAATTACTCACACCACTCTTAGGGGTGATAGAGTTTTAACTGTAGTTATTGGTGGAGCTTAGTGGCTAAATGTCAGCATTGCAAAGAACCAAATAAAGAAAATTGGTTCTATTGTAGGGAGTGTGGTAAAAGAGCATCTGCTCCAAAGTTTACCACAAACTCTTGGATGAGAACTGACAGAGGTGTAAGAACCGATGTAGAATTTAACAGTATTGGTATGGATGAGAGTGTTAATAAAATGAGAAACCAAGCCTGGGGTTTAGATGGGTAGGTTTGGTAAAGGGTTAAAAACTGTTTCTAGTGCAAGTTGCACTGGAGGAAAGAATAAATCAAATGATGTACAAAAAACCAAAAAAAATGGTAAAGAAAAAGAAAAAAATAAAAAAACCTACTAAAAAAAGAACAACGGTATACTAGTAAATGGCAACTTTTAGCGCACAAGTAGTAGATTTAGTAGGAACATTTAGCGATGAAACTGCACTAGATTCTTTTATAACAGAAGGAGCTAATGAGGTTATCAACGCTATGCCTCGTTCTGTAATGGAAAGAGTAGCAGAAGAAACAACTGTTGTTGATGGAACAACTACATCTGAAGGTCATAAGATATTACACGTTCTTAGAAATGATTCAACAATAGACCAACCATGTAGATTAGTTTTAGCTAGAGACAGAGGTAGGATACAAGATTCTTCAGATATGCACTTTGCTACTACATCAGACCCAGCTTATTATATACAAGATGGTAAGATAAATATATTTCCAAATGGTAATGGCTTAATGGTTTCTATGCCTACTTACAACCAAGGCTCTGCTTTAGATGCTAGCGCAATATCTACTATTACAAATTTTCCAAACGAGTATGAATACTTAGTTACTTTGTATGCTGCGATAAAAGCATTACAACAACTTATGAATAATAAGCATGGTAATTCAGATATTACTACAGCTTTAACCGCTATAAAAGCAGAAGTTGGATTAGCAAAAGTAGAAGTTGCTGAAATAGCAAGTCAAACAGATAATTCTGGAGAGTTTGAAACTGCTTGTGATGCTATTAAAACAGAGTTAAACAAAGTAGATAATATTATAGAAGAAGCAAGTACCGAGTTCGATAAAACAGATGCTTTATTAGATTTAGGTGAGGTAGATAGTCAAGCAGAAGTTGCAACGGCT